CTTCCCAGCGATGCGCGGCTGCATGCAAAAATTATCCACGTTTGCCCAATTGGTAGTATCCACTCCGAGTTGTTGTATCCGATGCAATACAGCAGAGCGTCGTTTTTTAAGTTCAATCTGCAAGCGCTCCTCCGACATGCCACCGTTCACACTTTCACGCATAGATGCACACATGCGTTTGTATTCGTATTCCCGCATTTCCCGTAATGAGTCCGTCCGACCGTCGGTAAACGACAATACAAGCTCCTCCTTTAATCCGTCATGTGCTCCGGGCATCCGGTTAATGAGCGACCAGAACTCTGCAAAGTTTTTCACTGCTTTCATATTCTTTGGTTTTCAATTAGTAATTAGTAATTCTCCGGAACTCTCTCCCCCCAATACCGCAGCGCCTTCTCCGGCCATACGTCAAAATATCCTTTCTCTCCGATGTATCGTCCTTTGGAAATAGCCCGGTAACCTTCCACCCATATTTTCATATCCGCATCATACATAACCGATTTCGCAGCACGGCCAGCGGGCTGTTTACCGTCGGCGTGGCTTGAGAAAACAATCAGTTTATTGCTTCTAAACTCTTCTTTGAACTCTATATATTGCCGATAATTCAACTGCGTGTATTGAAAGCTGTTAATGATGATGAATTCGGGGCTTTTATGACGTCTCAAGCGCTTTGCCAGTTCTTCCATCGGTTCGTTATCGATAATGAGAATCTTTCCGGCGTAATCTTCCATCCGGTGACGGCTTAGTGTATCCTGTACGGTTTTGGCGCTTCCTTCTTCCATTTCATTAATAGCTACCCGTCCATTGCGGGACAGCTCCATCGATAACTGATACAGGAATGAACCTTTGCCGTTGGATGAATTTCCGTACACAAACCAAACGCCCCGCGCTTCAGGCTGTCCGAAGGCATCAAACCATGCTCCGCGAAAATCAAGCAGCTTGTATTTTTTATTTAAAATTTCATTTATAGAATATGCCCGTGCCATTATTTACCGTTTAAATGGAGTTTAATTACCTTTTAACTGCTGTTTTTTTCTTTCCGCCCTTACCTTCTTATCCACGCGCCGCAAGTCGAATCCGCACGATGAGGCATCTTTAACGATGGCGGAAATTATTTTTTCATCCGTCAGCCCGTTAGCGCGACAAATGGCATAAACATCGTGTGCCGACGTTGGCTCGGCTTCGTAAAATTTCCGTCCGATCCTACTTTCCAGTTCCTGATACCCTTTTTTATTGTATCTCAGACCCTGTTCCATACGCCGCTGCATGTACGAAGTGGACAGGAACACAATCCCCGCTTTCCTGTGTAAGTGATTGTAAATAGTAATGAAATAATACAGAAGGTTATCCGACAATTTGTCGCCCTCGTCGAAGATGAGCAGGGGAGAATCCATTTCGGATATCTTCTCAATCACCAGCATTATTTTTTCGCGGGCACTTTTTTGCGTGTTAATGCGAATTCCAGCCGCCCTGGCCAGTTCGATTGCAAAAATGGATTTCTTCATGTCTTCATCGCAAAGAAGGTATATCACATTTTTTCGTTCGCTCCGGTAAAGCTCCGCCGCGGTTGTTTTGCCACTTCCTGCCGGTGCCGTCAGCCAGGTAACACCTTTTTCATCCTGTGCGTTCTGCAAACAGAAATACACGTCTTTAAACGTTGGCGTTTCTACCACTTGCCAATCAGTGAGGTTTCCGGCATCAGACACCTGGGCCCGGATACTCTTCCACATGTCGTCGGAAATATACTCCCATTTTCCGTTAAGGATTGATGACACGGTTGACGGACTTACGTTTTTAAGGCTCATGGCCGCGCTGTTACGGCTCCCGTACCTGTCACAATACGCCAGTAGCATGGCGCTTATTTCGTGTTTCTTCTCTTCGCTAATCATAGTTTGATTTTTTATAGTTTATCGTACTGGGCAACCTCGTCATACGTGAGGTTGCTGATATCTTTTTCCCATTCTCCTATTTCCACGGTTTCCCGTTTCCTGGCCTTGACTTCTTTAAATCCATTTGTTTTCCCTTGTCTCATGCTTGCAGCTTGGGCTTTCTTGCCTATTCCTTTCAGTTCCGGCCTGTTCAACCCGAATTGTTCTGGTGCGACTCCCCATTCGTATTCCAGTTCCATATTCTTTTGATGGTTCTCAACCCGCAATTCCCGTTCTTTGTCGGCCACCCGTCGGATGAAAGAACTGCTTTCCTGTGTGGCGTCCTGAGTGGCGCGGAAAACTTTTACGTACGGGAGCGCGTCGGTGACGTACCGGGTACCGGTGGCGTCTTTCACATACAGGCGCACCTGCGTGAGGTCGAGCGGGTCGTACTGCACGAAAAACCGACGTCCTATGTTCTTTTTCCGGAAATCGAAGTCAGGCAAATCCCCGGCGTACACGTCGTACGTGTATTTTTTCTTGTCTATGCTTATGGTAATGCCGCAATCGGTAAACGTGGAGGCTTTTGCCGTCATCATCCAGAACATTTCAATCATGTCCAGTCTGTCAACCGGTTTGGCTTTTTCGTTGGTGGAGTTCAGGTACATTTCACGGCGTGAAATTCCGGTTGCGGGGTGTTTGCCCGAGTTCCATTCCTCGCGGGCGATGGCGTAGGCTTCTTTTAGTTCGTCGAGGGTATATAAATTCTCCTTGTTCGCTTGCAAAAACTCCAAATTTTGGCGGCTTTTTTCCGATGTGGCCGTGATGTTTTGGCCCGTGAAACGCCAATCCTTGTGTAATATTTCCGCCTGGAAGCGCCCAAAAACGGCTTCTATCGACTTTCCAGTAGCACGATACGGAGTGGTTGGACGCTTCAAACGGCAAATTCTGCCCAGAAATCCTGTCGAATCCAGTTTCTTGTGTCCGCCCTGGTTGTCGGTAACAATTTCGAACGGGCGGCTTTGTGCCAGTTCCACCGCCATGCGGTAGGCGTTGTATTGCGCCTCGTAGTTTTCCGAGTCGGAAATGTGATAACCGAGAAACATTTCGCTGTAAGCGTCCAGCACTTCATAAACCTGCGTGGTTGCCACAACCAGTTTGCCGTCTTCGTAAGCCTTGTAATAAAGATTGAGTTTCGTTCCGTCGCCATACCACAGCGAGTCGCGTTTTTCCGGTAACATGGTTTGATGTTTGTACCCGAACTTCTGAAACGCCTTTAATTCGCCATATACGGCATCATACCAGCGTTGTATGTTTTCCGGGGCATTAAGGTAGTTCGTTACGGAAGCCTCGTTCTTTAATTTTTTCCATCCGTAATTATCTGCCACCCGGTTAAATTCCGCCCATATCTGCTTGTCGGTCATCACTGGCACCCGGCAACGTTTTTTCATCACGAGAAACATGCCCGCCTCTTCTGTTATCTTTTGAGTGTTCCTGTTTCCGAGTTTACCGGAAACAAGACAGCCATAACCCTCCTTTTTGTACTGGTTTATTTTGTCGCGTAGACGGGGATGGCTCCTCGGTAGCGTGTGCCCCGGATTTTTTCGAAGCCGTTCAACCGTGCCGTAAATGCTTGACCATGCGTCCGCCGCACTACCTTGCATCCTTTTACGCATTTTCTTGTTATCCTCTACCATCATAACCAGCAGGTTCAAAACATCTGCATTTTGTGCATACTCCTCTTGCAGCTCGTCCGGTATGGTAACGCCGTCCTCCGTTTCATATTCCGCGAAGAAGCTTCGAGCGTCTGAATCTTTTTCAATTTCAGATAACATCATGCTTTCCTTGTATTTATCGTATGGGTTTCCCCATTTTTCGTCAAACCTTACCTTGAATCGCTGCGGCATGGTGTCGTATTCAATAAGCGCGTAATTATCCAGCCCCTTGCCCGGGCGAACAACGTTGAGCTTTCGGGTATTAACGAGTTTGTCATAATTGCTTTCGCTCATTACCTGTGGCCCAGATTCACTCTCCGTCAGTTCGGAAAACGTCACACACATTATCTTGTTATACCATTCCATTCAGCTGTCTTTTGTTTCCGCCCGGGACTCGAACCCGGGTGTATGCCGTTCGGTATTAATTACTACCTTTGTTTTGCCTAACTTTTTAAATAGTAATCAGTATGAGTAAAAAAGTAAATTCTAAAAGGAAAATATGGAGGTTAAATGTCCTCGCGGTTTATCACGAAAATGTAAAACCAATCAATTACAGAAAGACAATTTACGATCTCCTATATAATCTTGCACGTCTTTATAAACTTCAGATAGCGATATCCTACGAGCACCAATTCTCCGACGAATTTGATTCTGAAACCCTGCAAATTCATTCGCAATACGTTGAAGACCTTTTTTATCTAAGGTCAACGGATCAGACCCACGTTGATCGCAAAATATTTCAAAGCCTGATTGAGGACGTGTTTCATGGAAGTGGATTTTGGTATCCGGTTGACGTGTTTTGCCTATATCAGAAACACAACAGCAAAATTCCATTCCCAAATGAGTTTGAGCAACCTCTTTTTGGACCGGGTGTTCTTTTTTCTCGAGTTCCGCCAAAGGGTACAAAGTAGTATCTTTGGTAATGTTTTTTGAGGAAATATTTTTTCTCATAATTATAAATTTTACGGGTTAATGTTACTGCTTGTAAATTCCAAATTCAGGAACTTCATCTCCAAAGAATTCGGGGAAAGCTTCAACAAGTCTACGCTTGCTTGACGTGTCGGCTTTGTAGAATAATTCTTTTAATGCAACATTGAATGAGCCTTCTCCGGTTCTTGCGCCATTGTGCATCTGCATAAACACGCTTTGTTTTTTAGTTTCATTGTTCATAATTCATCAATTTTAAATCGTTTTTCAATTTTCTTGTAATCACCCCTCCGGGAGGCGCGTAAAAACAACACGCCCGATATCAGGAACCAGGCCACCGCCGCAATGCTCGCCCACAGCGGCGAATATTCCGTGTCAACCGACAATCCTATCCAGGATGCCATAAAGTTTACCAGGATCAGTTTCGTTTTCATATACACCTACTTTTTAATTTTCACAACTCTCGTATCTAGTTCCACACCTCCAAATCGTTCAATGGCCGTGTGGCGTATTTTTCGCGCCAGTTCACTGTTTGTCTCCCCGTTTAATGCGCCTCGCACAGTGGGATACGACGTTTTAAACAAGTCTCTTAATTTTGTCCTTACTCCGTCCGGTACTAAAATTTTATTTTGCTTTTCTTGTGTCATATTGAATTATTTCTCTACTTTTGTGAACTTTCACAACTGAAAGGTTTTGCAAATATAGAAAATATATTTTCGATTATCAAAATAAATCGCAAATAT